GAAAGCGAACCTTGTCAGCTTTGAACCAGCGACCAACAGCACCACGTTCCGATTGCTCTGTGTAGAGACCCGGACCAATGGGTAACTGGAAGATGGCTTTCTGGGTCATCAGTTGACATCCCTGATACCAATGATCACGGAGTCAATAATGTCATTAGTGGGAGCTGATGCGAGTCGTATTTCAAATAAAGCGGCCCTAAACTCATTTGCTGCGCTGCTGTTCCAACTCCACGTTCTGTCCGATGTCAGATCAATAAAAGTTCCCTGTGCGACAGGCTCGGTGTCCCAGCTGCCTTGCTGGTCTTCAGAAGGTGTTCGGTCCCTGATGCGAACCTCATAGGCATCACCGAACGATGCCTCCGGTGCATCTCTGATCCAGTACCTAAACTGATCGGCATCACCCTCTTGGCTGTTTCTCCTTACTAATTGACCGTCATTTTGCCATGTCCAACCGATAGTGGACGCACCACTGACAGAGAAAATATCGTAGAGCTTATTAGCGCCGTTGAAGAAGACAGCAACCTCTGTGGTCTCTCCCTTTAATCGTTCGGCAATGCGTAATTCCGATTCAGTCGCCGTACCGTTAAAAACCAGTGTCGCTCCGTTCGGCACAAATGCTCTGCCACCCCTGCCACCCCTGCCACCGTATAAGAATAAGGTGCCGACATCGTTCATAATATCGCTCGCCATGCCTGAGTCACCAGCGGCTCCAAAGTTCCCACCATTACCACCGTCTGTTTTGTCACCGAATTGGTTATGCACGCCGCCAGCGCCCGGTCCACCCGGTCCACCGTCAAGACCCGGACTGGCACCGGGTCCGATACCTTGGGCATTGCCTTGCGTGCCACCAGTTGTCACTGAGAAGCCAGCGGCACCGCCGCCGCCGCAACCGGGATCACCCTCACCACCCGGAAGTGGCACTATAAATTGATAGCTGCCGCCGCCGCCGCCACCGCCGCCACCCATAAGGAAACCATCATCTATATCGACATTGATTGTCCAGCCTGCTGCGCCACTAAGGGCTGACCCTCCATCTCCACCCGGTCCACCGACATTGCCATGATCCCCAAGGTCGTGACCGCCATTGCCACCATCACCGCCAAGACCGATAATGCGACCATCGTTGATGCAAGTGAACTGGAATGTACTGAGAGCAGTAAAGTCAGCGGTTACCTGTATATCGCCAACGTCGCAGCCATCAACTATGAAATCAATATTGACTATCTCAGCTGGGCTACCAAGAAACTCCCAGAGATTTCCTATCAGTGTATCTTCAGTACACAGAAAGGTAGTTAAGGCATCTCCGGCCTGAAGTGAAAGACGGTTTTTCCACATCTATGACGCATCCTTAATGATCGACCCTATCCATCGGTCACCCGGTGGTAATCCCTCCACATACTCGAATGCAAGATAGTCAACTTCATTCAGTTCAGTTGACAGTGTTGGCACCGTTCCAGCAGCCCAGATAAATGTGCTGGCTTGAAACGTCAGCGTGTGTGGTGGGACGGCACCTTGTACAAGAACAATACTGAATGCAGCACCATCGTTTGGGTTAAGCGGTGCCGTTAAGTTCATATCATCAATCATTTCGTGAAAGAAAGAATTGGACAAAGCAAGGTCAACGGTAAGATCATTGGCGAGAACAGCCGCTGGCAAACGAGTCACTGACTGCCCAGCAGTAAATGGTGTTGAACCAGCAAGCCGTGGAAACAATGCTTCATCATCACCACCAAGTGCCAGAGCATTGGTCGCTGTTGCAGCGAGCGTTGCATTCTCTGCATTCAATGATGTGATTGACAGAACGTCAGTGCCATCACAGTAGACCCAATAAGCCACACCATCAGGTATCGGTATGCCGCTGCCATTTAATGTCTTGACGGTAACGATAGAGCCGTCGCCTGTGTTGTTTGCTGCCAGATAAACTTTCGTGCGTGGTCGGTTGTCTGGTGGCACAACAGCTTCTGGCACGATCACATCACGCGCTCCACCGGGCGTGCCATTGATGTCAAGAATCATGTAACGGGAATGTTCGGTACTGGATGGCCCACCATCAGTGTCAGTAAGCGTCACATTACCGAGAAGAACATCGACATTAGCAGTGCCAGCAATCGCGTCTTCAATACACTGAAGAGCGCTGACATTGACAACATCACCCCACGTATCTGGGTTCTCATCCAGTTCCTGAAGTATTTGCCTTAGTAAGGGTGATGGATCAGACATGATTTACCTCTGGTTAGCTTGGTTGAGCGGTGCTGCTGGCACTTCCATCGGTGTTAAGTTGTAGTGCTGACCCTGCATCTCGTACAGCTCTCGTTTCGCAGTGGGTAATGCGCCCACATACTGTGCGGCCCACATCTCAACACGATCATCTGCCTTCAGAAAGCCTTCAGCTTCAGCCAGAACCGCTTTGAATAAAATGTCGCCAGCGTTATCGCCAAGCCACGTGTTTGGTATTGACCCAGAAAGTCCTTCAGGTCGGGTAATGCCGCGAGCAGTTAGTGTGTAAACAGCGTCAGGGACCGGGGATAACAACCATCTGAGCTGGGTATGTTCAGCATAGTATTTAGGTGATCCAGTAGTGGATGGTATCTGGTGGTCCCTGACGAAGGCTGACGACCTCAGTTCGAGCCACGTTCGCTCGCTTCCGCTGTCGTAATAAATTGATTGCCAAGAAATTACGTCATTTACTGACGTTGGCTTTAGCGTGAAGTCCTGCATATCAACCGTTACCGTTGTGTCTTCAGTGCTGAATATGGAAAGGTCAAGATCGCGAAGTAATCTTGTTTCACCAAGGCTGATGACATCATCGATGCTGCCCTGAAACTCAGCATCATCGTCTTCAAGCCATTCTTGAACCTTGTCTACCATCTCTGTGTACGTTATATGTGTCATCCGTCATTCCCCAATATGAAAATCGTTACCGACAGTCGCTACACTGCCAGACGGAAATGCCGTAGTGAATGGGAGATAGAACACCGGAGTGTTACCGTGCGTGGACGCATAGCCTTCTATGATGCGTGACACATAAAATCCACCGCCATCCAGCTCAATGAATAACCATTCGTTCCATGGCTCAAGTGGCACCGCTATCTCGAATGCGATGCTGGTCTCACCACCAGTCAGCGTGGTGTTGATCACCCCTGCTGCTGGCTGTGATGTCATAGTAGGTGTGGTGCCACCGTCAAGGTTCTCAGGGTCACCGTAGCCATCCGGTATCGAAATCTCTGGTGCGGGTCGCCACAACGCAATAGGATCAGTGACCTCCACTGGTATCTCCTGCGGATGCTTGGGTTCCCACCAATCAGGATGCACCAGCAGGCCGCGAACGTGACCGTCCTCTACCAGCTTGCGATAAGGCATCTTCTGCCCAGAGCGCTGACACTCAGCAATTGCATTCCTGCCCTTTGCGTATTGACGCTGAGTCATCTATACGTCGCTGCCGCGCCGCGTCTGCGGCGTGACCCTGATTCTGGAACGATCCTGACATCACCACGCTCACGTGAGGCATTGGTGCCCTTACGGAGCGCGATTTGTGCTTTACCGTACAGCGCCTGCTCAAGTTCTGGTGGTGAATATTTCTCTGCAAGCCTGAACGCCATCCCATAGGCGAACGCATCGTACATGTAGTACGGGATGTCAGCGTTGTCAGCTGCGGTATCCGAATCCTCGAACTTGATCACTGCATCGAAGTGGATTTCGTCGGTAGAGTTCTCAGGTACAGTCCAGAACGTCATAACAAGATTGTCGCGCTGCTTGTCGATGAACACCCTGTCGGCTCTGCCCACGATGTCTTTCTCAGGAATGTTTATAAACTCTTGCCGCGACATGAACTCAACTGGTGTGTCCACACCGTTGCGGCGTAACACAACATTGAGAATGTCGAGCATTGCAGTATCTGCAACATCAAAGTCCACACCGGCAACGTACTCGGCTTGGTCTTGAACCAGTGTGAAGTTGCTCCGCTGAATGCGGAAGTTGTGATAGTCGTCAGTCGCCCAGTCAGCCAACATGAAACGCATGGAACGACGCGCAGACAAGATATGCCGCACAGTGATGTGCGCAGGATCGATCCTTGCGCGTTCCATGGCTTCATCGACCATTTCAGCGAGATCAGGATTAAAGAGATACGTCCCTGAAGTCGCCATGACTAACTCTGCGCTATACGAATAACTGCTTCAGTGTCTAAATCGAATGCTCGCTCACCGATTGGCGTTATTGTCACCGTACCAGTTTGTATCTCAGCACGAATGTAATAAAACGGCCCAAGACCATCGATCTTTGAAAGCGCCCAGTCAGAAGGAACCGTCCATGCCACATTCTCTCTTCCAGCGGTCTTAAAGTTCACGGTGTCATCGACAACATCTTGCAACGCTGCCCATGCAGAGCCGTTCCAGTATTCCCAAACGACAGTGTACGTGCCAGTGCCAGCGGTGCTTACATCAATCTCGAAGTCGTTTGTTTGCGTAGCAAAACCGAAGTTGTACCGATCAATTGCTGCTACCGGGGTTGCCGGGAACAGCGTCATGTCGTCAGCAGTTGCTTCGTTCGCTTCGGTGGTTTCGTCCGTGAACACTCCACCATCTTCAGCAATAGCTGCTGCTATCACTGCATCAGCAACCACCGTCACATCCAACCGCAAAGCATACGCACTTAACTTACCTATGAAGGCATCAGCCGTCAGAGATAGGTTGCTCCAAGTCGCCGCCGCACCAGTGGTAAGGTCGGTGCCATCAGGCTCTTGCCATCCGGGGGCACGAATGATGTTCTCAAGCGTGTAGTCAACCGTGTACGTCCCACCACCATCTACAACTGTCAGGCTAACGTCATCACAGTACCGATTGATGGGAATATAAAGCGCTCCCACCCCACGTGTTCTGCCGATGATGATTCGTTGTCTGCCATAAGACATGAGTCACCCCCTGTTAGTTAGCTAATGAGCCGTCATCATCAAACGTGTACGTGATGTAAAGGTCGATTGCACCACCTGTGTTGTTAGTACCAACACCGTCATCACCGTAGGTGATTTCCAGCACTGTTGCCGTCGCACGCCCCATTAGCACACCACCTAAATTACCGGGTGTTGCACTGTCGTCAGCGTCATACGTCATGCCGTTAGCCAGTCCATCTGGATCAGCACCAAGCCCTACATCAAGAATCGGATTGGTTCCACCAGATGACGCTTGATCAATGGTAGCTACACTCAATACGATTGCACCGATTGGCAAAAACACACCAGTCGCGAACCCCGCATCTTCGGTAGCGTCAAGACCTAATATCCTTATTACAATTGGAACTACGCCAACTGGTGGTCCATCAAGTCTGCTTGAACTTGCGTTGGTTGCGCCTCTGGCACGAATGTAACCTGTAAATGTTGTTCGTCTACCCATCTGTCTGTCCTCCTATGAACAGTCCCTTGTAAGGGTCGTCAGGATAAAAATAAGAGCAGTGCCGGGGGCTATAGGTCTCGCATGACACTGAACAGATTTTGCTGCTCAGCCGCGAATGCCACCTTACCTATCCGGCACCACTCAGCTCGCTTATGCGTTACCAGAACTCCCGAACGCACCACGGTAGTCAGACCAACCGAACGAGTATCGCTCACGAGCCTTGTACCGCATGTTGCCGGTTTCAAAGTCGCCTTCGAGTCCACGTTGGATGTTCTTTCGTACCATGTGTTTCAGCCCGTCAGAACAGTCAGTGATCAACGTCCACTGATTTACATCAGTGAGCCGGTGATTCTTATAACAGCCTCCGGGGATCATGCCCATGTTCTTCATGGCGTTGACATCGTTGTCAGCCGTACCGGGACGGTAAGGACTGGTCAGGATGCGTTCTGCCACGAACATTAGATCAGGCGGCACGATCAGTTTGGTTGCACGCACAGCGATTGGAATACCACGCTCGTCCACAAACCTGCTAATCGCGATGAGAGCTTCCTCAAGGGCAGTCTCAGAGAGATCAGCTTGCGTTGTGAACGTGTTCGCTTGCGTCCCACCACCGAAGAGCGGATGGGCTGTTGAGAACAACTCTTCTCCGTCACCGCCCGGAAAGGCAGAGTCGAATCCGTTGTTGATCGTCGCAGCACCCTTAACTTCTTTGGTGTGTTGCATCGAACGAGCCAGCGCTTTGCTGTACTTGTTGCCGATAGACCCGTAGAGATTGTCCTCTTCAGCTTCCTCAGTGAGTGAGAAAGCCAGAGCAATCGTCTCATGGACGTACCGGGAAGTGAACGCTTCGCCACCTTGGTCATAACTAACTGGCGCACCTTCAGTCTTAACTGGTGCCCCTGCCAAGCCAGCAAGCAGTACATCTTCCTCATACGCTTTCTGAGAGTTTTCTACGGCATAAATTGGTCGCCACTCCATCTCGTAACGCTTGTATTCCAAGCCAAAGACAGTGTTGAGACCCTCTTGCAGCTGCTTCCTAAAGCGAGCGCGATTCATAATTGCCATGATTCATTCTCCCTTTAGGCTTCAAACACGACGACTTCAGGCGTGCGTGCGATATGGCATTCGACACGTGGGAACAACGAAGCCGTTGTACTCAGTTCGATACCAGTCGGCGCGGAGGCAAACCTGATGACTCGTACTTGCAAGATGGTTGCGAGTGCGCTTGCTACATCGAGTTCCACCAGAGATACGCCGTTTGCGACGTTCCCCGAAGTGTATTCGATGTCCATGAACTCAGTGATTTCGTCTGAGTCCACAGTTGCATTGCACTGCACGTTGTACACGATACTGGGATCGGTATATATGAAGGCTTCAGCTGCAACACTACCAAGTGTTACCGTACCTGAAACCCATTGCTTAGCCCAAACGACATCACCGTTTGCAGCGATGTAAGAACAGCCAGCGAAGACGCCAAGAATGACCTCTGCTGCTGCTGCTACATCGATGTCGGTGCCTTGGCCTGTGACCGTTTGAATTACCGGGTCACCAAGGAAGATGTCGCTTGCAAGGGCCGAAGCAATTGTATAACCGCCGTTGTATCGCACCGTTCCACCATGAAGGTGGTATAACGGGGTAAACCCGTTAGCTGCGTCTACATCTGACATTGAACAATTCCTCTTTAGTCATCATCGGCAACCTGTGCGGGTTGCACCCGTTGAGCAGGAAAACTTACCGATGTTGAATGGTCCTTAACAATCGGATGACCAGCTATTTGGGTTGACTCAAGGTCATGTTCAACAGACGACATTTGCAGGCGCGTTGCCTTTTGTATCGCCAACTTACGTTGCTCAAGAACACGAGAGTCGATCTCCATCAAGATAAGATCATCCACCACTATCATCCCGTTTTCTTTATCCGCGAAGTTGGCATAAATTCGCCACTCTTCTGTCAGCGATTCTGGTGGGCGTGGTCGCCAACCTTCCCGCCAACTGCGGTTCAAGTTTCTGGGATCAGCCACACCCCTTGTGCTTTGCCTTACCCAGCGTTGCGTCATTCCATCACGCGGTTCTGGTGCGTCCAAACTTGACGGACGTATGTAAGGTGCCGCTTCAAGCGGGTGGGTGGCATCGTACTCCGACATCTCGTCCACACGAGACTCGTGTCCATGGTCAACGCCATGGGTGGTTACAGCGGGTTTCGGTGCAACCTTCTTTCTCTTCTTAGCAGTCATCGGTCATCTCCTTGAGTTTCGATTTCGCGTTTATTTCTGGCGTATTCTTTCAAGACCTCTGGGTCGTTCGGGTCAAGATTGAAGCGCCTCATATTCGCAAAGTCTTCCTCTCCAAGTTGGACCTTACTGCTACTGGATCGTTGGCGACGAGTGTCTGCTCCCGCAACTGGTGCGACTGGCGACCGTTTCGGTCGTGGCGTCGGAGTTGTGTCGGCATCGTCGGCATCTGCATCCAAGTCATCATACAACTTCGGCTCTTTAGCCTTGATACGTTTGTCGAGTTCTTCAAAATACTCTTCAGTATCAGGGCTGTAGCCGTCATTAAAAACTTCCTTGTCCAGACGATTGGCAAGGCGCGTTTGGCGTTCAAAGCCTCTCGCACCGTACCAGTCGTTGTGACTCTCCATCCAATCATCGGCTTTTTTCCGATCACCAGATGTGCTGTCATCAACTTTACCACTATATGGTTGTACATTGCCATCTTGTGGTAAATTTTCCAGAGTGACCTCAGCTCGCACTTTCGCAGCTTTCTGATCAGTAAGCTGCGTCGTTAGACGTACCTGATCTTTAGTGTTCCCATCTTCGATAGCTTTTTCGAGCTGGGACTGCGTGTCAGCGAGCTGAGAGTCAGCTCGTTCGATGATACCTGAAGCGTTAGACTTATCGCGGTCGTATCCATCCTTTGCTAATGACCGGGCTTGGTTCTCCCAGTAATCCCCACGATCTTTCTCTTTCCGTGTAGCGCGGGTTGCACGTTGTATGCGAGCCTTAACTTTCTTCGAGTAGTCATCATCCTCACTGGTCTTAATTGCGACATGCGTATCATCGTCCTCCGGCACGGCATCAATTCCATCGTCAGCGGTGCGTAGTCCATCAATAAGAATGTCGTCGTCATTTCCAGTATTGTCGTCTGCCACTTGTCCAGTGGGAGCGGTTTCAATACCGGCGTCTTTCAGATCAGCGTCCAAATCAACTGTTAATGGTTTCTTCTCTGGCGACCCATGCAGGTCTTCAAAGACAATTTCGTTTTCACCAGCCATGTTCTACCCCTGTTAAATGTATACCCGGAACACGCTCGGATCATCAACGATGCCCATCACACAGTCATCGTTCATCATCAGATACTTCGTTCCTGTTTTGGTGCGGATGGTTTGCCCACCATAGGTGCCGTACATGATCCAATCACCAACCTTCGGCTTAGGTTCTATGTTCGACATGTCAATGCCTGATCGCGAGACAGCCTTGTAACACTCGCTGCCCATGGCAACGATCTGTCCCACGTAACTGAGTAGCTCTTCCGACTCCATTACTTCAGCCGGTATGATCATGCCACTGGCTGTAGTTGATGGTGGTTCGTAACAACGAATCAGAACGCGCCAAGCTACCGGCACAACCGGCAGCTCAGCATCGATCTCGGCATCAGGTTTTTGGAATGCTATTTCATTCATCCCTTCTTACCTGCTTTCTTGCGTGGTGCAGCGCCTGCTCCCGGCATTTCTGGAAGCTCGTTTTCTTCAGCGGCCAATTCCATCTGCCCCAGCATCTCACGTGCAGTTCCTACAGCCATGCCCAAGCCTTCACAGCGACCAACCTCACGGTGGTACGCTTCCAATGAGCCGCACTGCCCCTTGATCAGTTTGTCCGACATGTTTC